CCGGCCCCGGCAGAGCCCGCGGCCGAAGATCCGAAGGCCCGCATTGCCGCCATCCTGAAAAGCCCGGAGGCGGAAGGGCGTGAGGAGCTGGCGCAGAGCTTCGCCTTCAACAGCGACATGCCCTCAGCGGAGGCGATCAAGCATCTGGCGGCGGCCCCGAAGAGCGATGCGGCAGCGCCGGCAAGCCTGTCGGCGACGATCGACGCCGAGGCCACCGAGCTCGATGCACCCGCGCCGGATGCTGATGCCTCTGCCGCGCCGAGCATCGCCGAGCGCGCAGCGAAGCGCCACGGCGCGAAGTGATCCCGGCACGGGGTCGGCCCGTGCCCCCTTCCTGACCTTGAACCCGAAAGGACAAGCCCATGCCTCCCCTGACCGAAGGCCGGACCCCCGGCGACTTCCTGCTGTTCGAAGAGAACAGCCGCTACAGCCGCGAGGTTGCCACCATCGCGGCCGGCGCCGACCTCGAGCCGGGCGCCGTCCTCGGCAAAGTGACCGCCTCCGGCAAATACGTCCTCAGCGCGCAGGATGCCGCCGATGGTTCCGAGACGCCGGTCGCGATCCTTCTGAACGTCGCGGCGGCGGCCGATGCCGACGTGGTGAATGCCATCGTCCTGGTCCGGCATGCCCAGGTGCGCCGCTTCGGGCTCACCTTCGATGCGACCTGGTCGAGCGAAGCGCTGCGGGACACCGCGTGTGCCGCGCTCGACAACGCCGGCATCGTCGCGATCTGATCCCATGCCGTCGCCCGGCCGGGCGACGCGTTCCTTCCCGCGCCCGCTGGCGCTTATCCAGAACAGGAGGCCTCCGATGGCCCATATCAACATCTTCAAGGGGGATGCCTTCTCCGCCATGGCCCTCGGCGAGGCGATCCGGGTGATCCCGAACCAGTGGGGCACGATCGGCACCATGGGGCTGTTCAGCTCCAAGGGCATCCGGGGCACCGTGTTCTCGATCGAGAGCAAGAACGGCGTGCTGCAGCTCGTGCAGTCGTCTGAGCGCGGGACCCCGATGCCCGGCCAGGCGCGCAGCAAGCGCAAGATGGTCGATTTCCGCACCGAGCGCTTCGGCCTCAAGTCCCGGATCACCGCCGACGATATCGACAACATCCGCGCCTTCGGCTCCGAGACGGAGCTGAAACAGGCTCAGGACGAGGTCATGGACCGGCAGGAAGAGCTTCGCGGCTCGATCGACATCACCCGCGAGTACCACCGCTCGCAGGCGATCCAGGGCGTCGTTCTCGATGCGGATGGCTCCGAGCTCGTCGACCTCTTCGACAAGTTCGAGATCACCCGCAAATCGGTGGACTTCGTGTTCGGCACTGGCACCACCGACCTCGGTGCGAAGTGCCGCGAGGTGACGCGCCACATCCGCCTGAACCTGCTGGGTGACGTGATGACCGGTGTCATGGGGCTCATCAACCCCGAGTTCACCGACAAGCTCATGGGCCACGCGGACTTNAAGGAACGCTACAAGTANTTCCAGAATGCCAACGGCGGCGATCCGCTGCGCGACGACACGTCGTCGGGGTTCANCTTCGGCGGCATCCTCTGGAAGGAATACCTCGCCGAAGCACCGGTCCCGCAGGAGGACGGCACCACGGTCACCCGCAGCTTCATCCCCGCAGCGGAGGCGGCGTTCTTCCCCCTGGGCACCCGCCAGACATTCCGGACCTTCAACGGCTCGCCGGACTATGTCGGCATGGCGAACACCCCCGGCCAGGAGTTCTACTCCGCCGTGTTCCCCGACCGTCAGGAAGACCGCTTCGTCGATGTCGAGGCGATGATGCAGAACATGCAGATCTGCATGCGCCCCGGCACGCTCGTGCGCGGTCACACCTCCAACTGATCCAGACCCGTCGGCCATCAGGCCGACGGTCGCCACAAGAGGAGATCTGACCGATGGCGAAAAAGACCACGAAGGCAGCGAAGAAATCCGAGGCTGCAGCGCCTGACGTGCGCGTGCGCCTCACCGACATCTTCGAATACCGGCTGGATGCATCCCGGCGTCGCACCCTTCCCAAGGGCTGGGCNGGCAAGGTTCCCGCAGCCATCGCCGACAAGATCGAGGCNGAGGGCAANGGCGGGCGCGATGCAGGNTTCGACGAAGAGCTGACCTCGGCNGAAGCGACCGCCGCGACGGAAAAGGCGGCGACGACCACGACCACGGCAAAGACGTCGAAGACCGAAACCTCTGCGAAGACTGACGCCGCGGGCAAGACCGATGGCGCAGAAAAGACCGATGCTGCCGGGGCAACCNNCGGCNGCAGCTCGACAGAGACCGGGGAGACGGATGGCACGGCAACCGAAACCAGCACCGCCACCCAGACCGATACCGCGCCCGCAGCCGGGGCCGACACCACGGCCTCGACCGACCTGCTGAGCGGCGCCGACACCTCCACCGACTGATGCCCGCCGACCCGTTCCTGCGCAGCGTCGAGGACACTTTTCGCCGTCATGGCATTGCGGCTGTCCTCGACCCTGACGGGGTCGCGAGAGATGTCCGGCTTCTGCCGACGCGCGCTGACAGCTTCGCCGATTTCGGGGAGATGCGCGTGCAGGCGTCCAATGTCGGGATGTTCGAGATCCTTGCGAGCGCCTTCGAGGGCTTCGGCAAGGGCGCAGTTCTGGCGATCGGGGCCGAGCGCCGCCGGGTCCAGCACTCTCAGGTCGACGATCCACGTCGGTACAAGGTCGTGCTCAACACGGTGTCGATGTGAGCCGGGCACGCCTCGATGCGGCGCTTGAGGGCAACCTCGAGCGCTTCATGGAAGAAGAGCTGGTGGTCATGAAGGACGGGGTGACGATTGGCGTCCGGGACACAGGCANCCNGCTCNAAGCGTNGCTGCGCGAGGATGTCGTGTCTTCCGGTCTCGGCCGGAGGCTGTCGCGGACCTGGCGGTCGGAAAGCTATCCAAAATCCGGCGCCTCGCTCGGCGCGGCCACCATCGTCTTCACCAACGCGCCAGAGCTGGTGCGAGCCTTCGATGAGGGTGCGATCATCCGCGCCAGCACGAAGAGGTTTCTCGCGATCCCGACCGATGCCGCGCCGAAGCTCGGGGTGGGGAGAAAGAAGCTCAGCCCGGAGACCTTCCCGGAGCACGTCCACGGCAAGCTCCGCTTTGTCTATCGACCGGGAAAGACATCGCTGCTCGTGGTGGACAACCAGCGCGAGCGCAAGGGGAAGCGTGGCGGCTATGCGCTGTCGAAGAACAAGAGGGCGCTGCGCACCGGTTACGGGCTCGTGACCGTGCCGATGTTCATCCTTGTTCCGCAGGTCCGCCTGCGCCGCCGTCTGAACGTTGGCGCCATCAGCCGAACCGTCAGCGGCAACATGGCCAGAAACATTGATGCCGCCATTGATATGGCGACGCGCCGGAGGCGCCGCAAATGACCAGCCCACACGAGGCCGCAATTCTCGCGCTGCAGGCGTCGATCGATGCTCATGCCGCAACGGTGATCCGGGAGAGCGACTTCCCGGAGGTCTGTCCCGCCGCCGGCCTGATCAACCTGGTTCCCATGGACCCGGAGGAACAGGCGGTTCGCCTCGGCGTCGGAGTCAGCGAATGGCAGCGTGTCGTCGAGCTGGAGACCATCGTTCAGGCGGCGACGGAGCCTGCGAGATCGGCGGCATTGGATACTGCGCTTGCGGCTCTTGCCTCACTGCTGGCCGCAGACTGCACGCTATCCGGAGCCGTCGACTGGCTCGTGATGGGCGCGCCGCAGCAAAGCGATGCCGTTCCCATGCAAGGGGCGGAGACGCTCAAGGGGGCGGTCCTGCCAGTGACCCTTTTCTACGAGACCACCACCGCAAACCCGATGGAGTAATCCCATGCCAAATGCACGCGGAGACCAGGCGAAACTGCTCGTCCGGCGCCAGACCACCTTCGGCACTGCCGAGAACGCCGCAGAGGGCGCGTTCTACAACCTGCCGTTTTACAGCTACAACGTCACGCCGAGCGGTGAGCTCGCCAATGACGAAGCGATCTACGGGGATGCCTATCCCGGCGAGCTTGTCGCTGGCTTGCGCAACCTGAGTGGCGCCATGGTCGTGCCCATGGGGCTCGACAGCATCGGCTGGCACCTGGCCCAGCTGCTCGGCCTGCCGACCACCACCGGGGCCGGGGCTCCCTACAGCCATGTGTTCCGCGCGGCGGCCCAGCCTGCGATCCTGCAGGCGACGCATGGCATCAGCCACGCGGGGATCGGCCAGCACTTCACGCAGGACAGCCTTGCTGCCCAGGGGCTCGAGCTGACCGCGGCCAAGAACGGTCAACGTCAACGCGTGACGTTCAACATGGTCGGCCGCGAAGAGGTGAAGGCCGGTGCGACCCTCGATGGGACCCCGGTCTCGTTCGGCACCGATCCGGTGCCGGTCGGATTCCGCTCGTTGCTCAGTGTCGACGGCAGCGAGGCGGCTGGCGTTACCCAGTGTGCTCTCACGCTCAACACCGGGCGTGAAGCGGATCAGGAAACCTTGAACGGTCTCGCAACAACATCGGACATCAATCCGGGGATCTGGGATCTGTCGGGAACTCTGAATGCCCGTTTCCGGGATGCGACCTACTATGACCTCGCCTCGGACGGCACCGAGATGGCGCTCTCGCTCGCCTGGACGCTCAGTGCCAACTACAGCCTGACCATCGATGTTCCCCGGGTGGTTCTGGAGCGGACGGGTGTTCCGGTCGAGGGGCGTGACATCATCGCGCAGACCTTCAACTGGCGCGCAGCGCGCCCGGCCGCCGGGCGGCAGATGATCGAGATGACCCTGGTCAACGCGACGGCCGATTACGCGAACGCAGCCTGATGGTGTTGCGACTGGCTCGCCGGCTGGCCGTCAGCCGGACCATCGATCTCGGGTATGGGGTCTCCGTTTCGCATCGCCCCTTCGGCTACGCAGATCTGTGCGAGGCCAAGGCGACGGCGCACCGTCTGGCACGAGAAAGCCTGCCTGCGGCCCGTGCATTCGATGCGGCGCTGCACGATGACGAGGACCTTGGTCCCGAACACGAAGAGGCGCTGCGCGGTCAGGCGGCGCGACACCTCGTCAAGCTCCTCTTGCTGCGGTTCGGTGATCGCTGGGAGGGGATCGAGGCCGAAGACGGTAGCCCCGCTCCGTTGACCGCAGAGACACTCGACGCGTTCCTCGACCTGTTCCCGGGCGTCGCGTCCACCCTCCACATCTCGCTCGAATCCCCCTGGGTGGAGTTGGAGATGGAGGGAAACGTCTCCGCGCCCTCGCCGCATACCGCTACGGCGGAGGCCTGAGCCACTGCGCAGAATGCCGGGCGATGCCCGGCTATGCCTGTGCACGGTTCGGGGGCGAGGGCGCCTGCCCGGAAGATACCCATGCGCCGTTATCCGTCGAGGGGCGGGCGCTTGCCGCCTTGAGCGGACAGCTGGCGCATCAGCGTCGCATCGGGCCCGGCGGCTACGTCGGGCTCGACATGCCAGCCTGCCTTGCGCTGACAGAGGCGCAAGGCATTCCGACCAAGATTGCAGCTCTGCTGTTGCCGCATTGGGAAACCGGCCTCCTCGAGGCCGCGGCCAAGCGGCGCGAGGATGAGGCCGAATGAGCACCACGACCCGTCAATATACGGTCCGCCTCGCAGCGGCGGGAAACCAGCAGATGGAAGCGGACCTGCGCGCGCTCGGCGCCAGCGGCGAGAAAAGCCTTCGGCGGATCCAGATGGCGACGAAGCCGGCCAGCACGGGTCTTCGTGAGACGGATCGTGCGGCGCGGGAGCTGAAGGGCGGGCTCGGTGCGCTGACTGCCGAGCTGCCTGCGCTTCAGCGCCTTGCCCGGTTCATGGGCACGACGGCCCTGGTGGGAGGCGCTGCGGCATTCGGGCGTAGTGCGCTCAACGTCGGTCGTGAGTTCCAGGCGATGATGCAGCGTGTCGAGGCGGCAACCCGTGCCGGAGAGGCCGACATGGCGCGGCTCTCGGCCGCCGCGAAGGAGTTGGGTGCCACGACCGCCTTCACCGCCATGGAGGCCGCCGAGGCGATCGAGGTGCTCGCGAAGAACGGTGTCTCGGTGGCCGACATCCTCGGTGGTGCGCTCGATGCGTCGGTGTCGCTTGCCGGCGCGCTCGGCGGTGAGGTCGCCCCTTCCGCAGATCTGGTCACCGATCTCATGCAGCAGTTCCGCCTGGAGGCGGCGCAGCTCCCGATGATCGTGGATCGGCTGACCGGGGCGGCACAGACCTCGAAGTTCGGGTTTGACGATCTCCGGCTTGCGATCGCCCAGGCGGGCGGCGTTGCCGGAACCTTCGGCGTCGAAATCGAGGACTTCCTGACAGCATTGTCCGCGACCGCCTCCAGCTTCGCCAGCGGGTCGGATGCGGGGACGAGCTTCAAGACGTTCCTGCAGCGGCTCACGCCGGACAGCGCCAAGGCTGCCGGCGTAATGGAGGAGCTGGGCCTCAAGTTCTTCGACGCGCAGGGCAACATGCTGGAGATGGCCGAAATCGCGGGTGTGCTTCAGGCGGGGCTCGCGGGGCTCTCCGAGGAGGCTCGCAACGAGGCGCTCAAGACGGTCTTCGGGACCGATGCCGTCCGGACGGCGGCGGCGCTGGCGCAGACGGGGGCCGCAGGGTTCCGCGAGCTTGCGGAGGCGATTGGTCGGGTTTCGGCGCAGGAACAGGCCGAGGTGCGTATGCGTGGGCTAGACGGTGCCCTCAAGGAGGTTGCGGCCGCATGGGAGGCGCTGCAGCTCGAAGCCGCGCAGAACGGCGGTCTCGACGTGGCCGAGAGCTTCGTGCGGAGGCTGACCGAGGCGTTGCGTTTCCTGACCGAGAATTTTGAACAGGTTGAGGAGGTTGCTGAGCGTGTCGCTCAGGCGTTGACTGTCTACCTTGTCGGCAAGGGCATGACGCTGGCAATTGCCAAGGGTGTCGCCATGCGCGCGGCCCTGATCGATATCGCTGCCGCTACGACCGGCGTCGGTACGGCCGCGACGCGGGCAACAGGCGGCATAATGCGCCTCGGTGTTGGCCTGCGCTTCCTGACCGGCGTGCTCGGAGGTCCGCTTTCGCTTGCCGTCACCACGGCCTCGCTTCTGGCATTCGGCATTGACACCGACGTTGCTGCCGATGCGGTCGAGCGTGCCGAAGCCGCAGCGCTCAAGGCGAGCGACGCGTTGGACGCGTATCAGGCGGCGTCCAAGCGTGCGGCCGAGGAGCAGGCAAGTCTCGGTGGGGAGGTGTCGGAGACGACGCGTCAAATGCTTGAGCAGTCCAAGGCGGGCCTCGTCCAGGCGCTGACCGATGCCGAGCGCACCTTGAAAGAGGCGCGCGAGCGTATGAGCGGGGAGCTGTTCGACCGGGACGGGTTCGATGACTTCGCGACGCGCTACAGGATGCTGTTCCGGACCAACCCTCGTACCGGCCGGCCTGACCCGGGTGCACCGACGAACCGCTACGTGACCGAGCTGGCCGCAATGGCCGAGCAGGCGGCCAACATGGAGATCTCGGCCACGACCTTTGAGGAGGCCTTTGCGAAGGTTCAGGCGGTCGGACCGGGTATCAGCGAGGCTGCCAAAGCGCTTCGCTCCATTCTCGGTTCTGGTGAGGCGCTCGGGGAGAACGCCGCGCTCGACAGAATGCAAAAGCTCGCCGAAGCATCGGGCCTCTTTGGTGATGAACTGGCGGCGATCCGTGCGGCAGGGGGATCGGAAGTCCGGTTGAAGCGCGGGTACGAGGCGCTGCTCCAGGCGATGGATGAGGCCGTGGTCGCTGGCCGTCTGGCGCGATCGGAGCAGGAGGAGGGCTTCCGCACGAACCTCAAGGGGTTGGCGGATGCGGAAGCCGCGCACGTCAGCCTGCAGGAGCGGGTGGCCGACGTCGAGACCCAGATGCTGGATGTTCAAACCCTCCGGCCATTCGACGAGACTGCGGAAAGCGCACGCATGGCCGCAGGCGAGGTGGAGCGTCTCAGCCGGGTTTACAGTCAGTACCAGAACAGCCGCCGCCCGGAAACGGTCGCAGCCTGGGAGAACGTCGAGTTCCGGGCTGGGGCGGCAGACGCGGCCAAGAAAGGGCTGCGCGACCTGATCGGCTATGCCGAGGGCACCGACAAGGGGCGCGGCTACAACGAGACGCTCGACTACGGGCGGTGGACGGGCGGCGACGTCAACCTGGTCGCGATGACACTCGACGAGGTGCTTGCCCTGCAGGCGAAGATGCTCGCGGACCCTGCCAATCGCGCAGCCTACGGCAACGGGACGGGGTCCTCGGCGGTCGGCCGCTATCAGATCGTGTCGAAGACACTGCGTGGGCTCATGGCTCAGATGGGTCTGTCCGGGTCAGAACTGTTCTCGGCCGACCTGCAGGACCAGATGGCCGACATCCTGATCGAGGGCCGCGGTCGGAACGCCTCCGGATTGAGGGCAGAATGGCAGGGGCTCAACAGGGTTTCGAATGGAGACATCCTCGGCGCCTACGACGTTGGCGCGGGTGATCGGGCGAAGACGTCTGCCGAGACTGCGCGCGAGCGTGCGGATGCTCTGGCACAGGTGGTCGCCGTGGGGGAGGATATGCTGGAGCAGCTCCGCCTTGAGGCCGATCTCTCCGGGCGCTCCGTTGAGGAGCAGGCGCGCCTGACCTTTCAGTACGAGGCGCTCAAGCGGGCTCGGGAGCAGGGCATCGATCCGCAGAAGACCTTGGCTGAGGATGGGCGGACACTGGCGCAGGTGATCGATGAGCAGGCCGCGAACTACGCGCGGCTGGTGGCGGCGCAGGATCGCGATACGAAGCGTAAAGACACAGAGAAAAAGAAGACCGAGGAGTTGGCGGCCGAGCTCGAGGACTACAAAGGGACGATCGAGGGGCTGTTCGACAACCTCAAACCCGGCGGAGACGGCATCGAGGGGTTCTGGAACGATCTCACCCAGATGATCCTCGACAAGCTCTGGTCGCTCGCATTCGACCCGGTGTGGGAGTACCTGGCCACGCTGATGCAGGGGATGTTTTCCGGGATGGGCCTCGGGGGCGGCAACATCGTCGGGTCGCTTCTCGGACTCGGGCGGCGTGCGGATGGAGGCGCCATGCCGGCATTGGCAGGCGGTGGCAATCTGGCCGCGGCGCAGCGTGCAGCCGGGATGCTTCGGGGCACGGGCGGCAAGCGTCAGGACAATATGCTGTTCTGGGGTTCCAGGGGAGAGTTCATGCAGCCTGCGTCAGCGGTTGATTTCTACGGGCTCGACTTCATGGAGGACATCCGCAACCGCCGTATCCCTAAATACGCGGATGGCGGAAGCCTGTACTCCGGGTCGGGCGGTTCCGGCGGGAATACGATGGGGACCCCGGTCTTCAACTTCATCGACAGGTCGGGCGGCGGGGTCGATATCGAGGCCAAATCCGGCACCCGAAACGGCCAACGGTTCGTCGATTACGAGATCTCGGACGCGGTGACCCGGGGCATGCAGCGGCGTGGCAGCTCTGCCGACAAATACCTGCGCCGCGGCGGGTTTCAGCAGCAGTTTCCGCGCCGATGACCGTTCCGAGCTGGCCCGCGGAGATGCCATATCCGCAGCGCACCTCATATCGATCGCAACGCTTCGACGCTCGCCGGAAGACGACCTTCGACGCCGGTCCACCGGGTCGGTCGCGGCGTTTCTCGGCGGTCGGGCGGACCATCGCGCTGACGTTTCGCCTGACGGCGCTGCGGGCGGCGGTGTTCGAGCGATTCTACGTCGACACCTGCGCCGAAGGCTCGCTGCCGTTCTGGATGCCTGACTACATGATTGATGGCATCCCTCTGCTCACGGAGACAGGCGCGCAACTGCTGGATGAGAACGGAGTCCCGCTACTCTGTTCCAAGATCATGCTGGTGGCCTGGGGCGATGAGACACCGACCCAAAGCAATGTGAAGCTGCTGGAGCGCGATGTCTCCTTCGAGGTGATCGAACTGCCATGACCCGTTCCCTGTCCCTCAATGCTCGCAAGAGCATCGATGCGCCCTACACGGATGATGACTTCGTGGTGCTGATGGAGTTCACGCACCCCGATATGGAGACCCCGCTCCGACTTGCCACCGATCCGGCGGAGAGGGTGTCGAATGAGCCCGTCATCTATGCGACGCGTTCGAGCTGGCGCGGGGCAGATCCCACGACCGAGTATTGGCAGTTCGTCGCCGCGTCGCTCGAACTGCCGAGCGACCAGGAGGACGTGCCGGCGGCGGTGCGGCTGACCATCGATCTCTTCGATGCCAGCGTGCCGACGCTCCTCCGCAGCTTCACCACCCGGGCCTCGGCGAACATCGCCATCGTCATGGCCTCCGACCCAGACACGCCGGAGCAGCAGTTCCTCGGCCTCGAGGTGACCGCTGGACGCTACGGGACGCAGATCTCGATCGAGGCCAGCAGAAAACCGATCGAAGAGGAGGGCGTCCCGATGGACATCATTGGCAAGCAGCGGTTCCCGGGGCTGTTCCGGTGACTGAGGGGGATATGCCGGGTTACGTCGAGATCGTGGACGACGCCCAGTACGTCCGTGCAGAGTTCAGGTTCTCTTGCGGGCCGATCCTATGTGGTGAGATGGACCTGCCGAATAGCCCTGACGTCGAGATCATCCTCGCGCCGGAGCGGAGTGCTGCCGGGTGACCTTCTCGGATTTCGTCGGCATCCCGCACGTCGACCTCGGACGGGATCGTGCCGGGGTAGACTGTTACGGCCTTCTCCGCCTGGTCTACGCCGAAATGCTTTCAGTCGACCTGCCGAGCTTCGCTGGCGCATACGCCAGTTGCTCGGAACATGCCCGCCTTGGCGCACTGGTGGCAGGGGAGGCCGATGCTGGCCCGTGGCAGCTCGTTAGGGATGTCCAGATCTACGACGCGCTCGTTTTCCGGGTGGGGCGTCATGACTGCCACGTCGCAGTAGCCGTCGACAGGACACGCATGCTGCACGTTCACGCGAGATCCAGCGCGGTGATCGTGCCGCGCAACGACCCAATGTGGCGTGACCGGTTCTCGGGCGCCTATCGACATGAGGCCCTGCTTTGAGCGTAAGAGTCCTGATGACGCGCGGGGTGTGCCCTGAGGCGCGGAAACCGTTCGAGCTTGAGGCGACCGTGACCGTTGCCGAGATCGTCGCGGCGCAGCTGCCGGGCGCGTCGGAAGCGGTCCTCGCGCGCACGCGCGTCGCGATCAGCCATCGCGGCCAGTTCCAGATCATTCCGCAGGCATGGTGGGGCAGGGTGCGCCCGCACCCCGGAACCACGGTGATTATCCGCGTCGTCGAGGGTGATCCGCTGTCCATCGCCACGGCGGTCTCCAGCTATATCGGGACCGCCTACTACCTCGCGACTGGCGTTTCGCTGGGGGCGTTCGGGCTCAACGCGATCTTCGTGGCGACCGCGGTTGCGACGGTGGGACTGATCGGCGCTGCGCTCAACTCGCTGATGCCGGCACCGCAGACCCCGAAGAACCAGAACACCAAGGGGCGGTACAAGATCACAGGTTGGCAGAACGAGGCCACGCCAGACGAGCCCGTCCCGCTGCCGCTGGGCAAGATCCGGGTGGCGCCCGTCTACGCCGCGCAGCCCTACACGGAGGTGATAGGAGACTACCAATACATCCGGGCGCTCTTCCTGTTCGGATACGGACAGCTCGACATCTCCGACATTCGCATCGGCGAGACCCCCATAGACGAGTTCGCGAACGTCGATCTTCAGACCCGCGAGGGAACGGACAGTGACGATCCGGTGACGCTGACGCCGGACCAAGTGCTCGAGGAATCGGTGCAGGTCGAGCTTCTGAACCCGCAGCCGGAGCTGGACAGCGCGGGCAACGAGGTCGAAGGCGGCACGGACGAAGAGCAGCCGCACGTCTACACGACCGCATCGCACTCGACGCAGGCCTCGCTGGTCTTCCACTGGCCGAACGGCATGCACTACAACAAGGATTCCGGCGACATCGGCTGGACGGACGTGACCGTGCGAGTCCGCCAGCGCCAGGCGGGGGCCTCGACATGGAGCGACGTCACCGAGCTGTTCTACCGCGCCAAGCAGCGCGAGGCCTTCTTCCGGCAGTACACATGGACGCTTCCGACGCGTGGCACCTACGAGATCGAGGTGACGAACCTTACCGAGAAGAGAAGCGGCACAAAGCGGAACAACCGCTTTTTCCTCGCCGCTGTGCAGTCCATCCGGCCCGAATATCCGATCAACTTCGACAAGCCTGTCGCACTCATCGCGGCGAGGATCAAGGCGACCTACGAGCTGAACGGCTCGCTCGATAGCCTGAACTGCATCGTCCAACGATACGTGAAGGTCTGGAATGGATCGACATGGACGCAGGGGCTGTCGCGCAACGCCGCGTCCCAGTTCATCCACGCCCTGCAGGGTGCGCACCATCCCTACCCGGCGGCAGACGACGCTATCGACTGGGATCAGATGGCCGACTGGTGGGAGTTCTGCGAGGACAAGGGGCTGACCTACGACGCCGACCAGCGTTCGCAGGTCTCCCTGCGCGAGATGCTTGCCGTGATCGCCGCCGCCGGCCGCGCATCGCCTCGCCACGACGGGGCGAAGTGGGGCGTGGTGATCGACCGTCCGCAGGACGTGGTCGTCGACCACATCAGCCCACGGAACAGCTGGGACTTCGAGGCCTCGCGCGACTACATCGATCCGCCCGACGCTGTGCGGGTCAAGTTTCTCGATGAGACCAACGATTACGAGGACGCCGAGATCCTCATCAAGTGGCCGGGCAAGACCAACGTGAATCTCATCGAAGAATGGGAGACCCCGGGCAAGACGCACCCCGATGACGTGGCGCGCGAGGTCTACCGCCGGATGCAGGAGATCATCCTGCGGCGGGACCGCTTCACGGTGATGCAGGAGGGCCCGGTACGAGCCGCGACGCGCGGTGACAAGGTGTTGCTCTCCCACGATGTCCTGTCATCGGTGCAGGTCGCGGGACGGGTGCTGTCCGTCAGTGGCGATCTCGTGGTCCTGGACGAGTACGTGACGATGGAAGAGGGCGAGACCTACGCCCTGCGCTACCTGACGTACGACGGCGGTGACACGGTCGGGGATAGCCAGCTTGTTGCGGTCCTGACCCAGCCCGGCATCACCCGCGCTCTGGTCATCGAGGGGGCCAACAAGCCGTCGGTAGATCAGGTCGTGCTCTTCGGTCCGCAGGGCGAGGAGACCATTGCCTGCCGTGTGCTCGAGGTGGAAGCTGCGGAGGACTTCGCGGTCAGGCTGACGCTCACGAACGACGCCCCGGAGATCGACACGCTCACGGATGCCTATGTCCCGGAGGAATGGGACCCGATCATCGGCGATGCGATCACCGTTAACATCACACCGTCTGCGCCGCTCTTCCGCGGTATCGAGACCCTCACTTCGGACGGTGATCCGTTCGACCTATTCCCCGGCTACGGGGACGACACGCGCACGCTGCGGGTTGCCGTTGCAAGCGAACCGGCGGACCTGATCCCGATCTCATACCTGGAGGTCGATCATCGCCTCTTCGGTGCCGGTTCCTGGACCACGATAACGATCTACGGCACTTCGGGGATCGTCGATATCTCCGGCTATGATCTCGACGATTCCGTGGAGATCCGAGCAGTTGCCTATACGCGCTCCGGCTCGCCCGGGGCCTACACTGCCATCCAGGAGTTCGTGGTCGGTAGCGATACCGAAGACATCGCGATATCGCCGGACGTGGATCTGGTCGCCCTCGATGCGGGGCTCGGGCATGTCGTCATCGAGATCTCGTCCGGAGATCCGGCGACGGACTCGGTTCGGGTGTTCCGGACCCCGTTCGGAGACACGCTCGACACGGTCACCGATCTGATCGGCACCATCGGCGTATCGTTCGTCTCGTCGAGCACCTTCGTGGACGGGGATGCAACCCGCGTCGATCAGGTAGTCGCAGGCGATATGAGCGACGCTGGGTCGTGGACTGCCGGCGGCGGGTGGGCCATCGCAGGCGGAGAGGCAACGCACACGCCGGGCGCCGCCAGCACGCTCTCCCAGTCACAGAGCTTCACCGCTGGTAAGACCTACCGGGTCGCGATCACGGTCGCCGACCGGACGGCAGGAAGCGTCACGGTGCAGCTAACTGGGGGCTCCACCGAGGCTTCCAGCGCGATCACCGACAACGGGCAGACGCTGCTCGAACTCGATGCCGTGAGCGGCAACAACACGCTCGAGATCGTCGCAACGTCCGATTTCGACGGCTCGGTCACGGAAATCATCCTCTACGAGGAGAGCGCCGCCTGCGCACCGCAGGGGACGTTCAGCTATCGCTTCGCAGCGGTCAACAGCGAGGGGTTCGCATCCGCCGTCTCCTCGCCCGTCACAGCAACCATCATCTGAGGTTCCATCATGGTAGACGGCATCCGCGTCACCGACGCGCCTTCGCTGGCGTCGGCGGACGACTTTCTCACGATCAAGGACGGGACAGCAGGGCGCCTGTCTGCAGCTGCGTTGTCGACGGCGATCTCGGCGACTGGTGCCGTTGCTGATCGTCTGAACGCGGTAGAGCAGGCGACCGGATATGCCATCGTCCTGCAGGATACCTGGGCGGCCCTGGCGCTGCTCACGCCGACCGCAATCGGGCAGGGGGCCGAGGTGCCGGACAGCGACACCGGAACCCACACCGATCCGAGCACCAGCCTGACCGTCGACAACGCGGGCCGCTACACCGCGTTCGGGACCGGTGTCGGCGAATGGAAATGGATCGCGGAGACCGGGCTATCGGCCAAGGTCGACAAGGCTGCCGGCGCGGTGGAGGGCAGCTACCTCAAGACGAACTACCGCGCGTCGTCCACGGCTCTCTCTCGTCTGGCCCCGGGCCTGCGCCGTGCCCAACCCGAGCGGCTCTTCGACTTCGAGCTGGGCGGGTTCGCCGAGATCGACGACTACGGCGACCTTGCGCCCGCCAGCTTCTCGGATATCGCGACCTGCACTCGCGCCAGCACTGCCGACTACACGGACCAGAACAGCGATGGTCAGACCGCGGCGATCAACGAGCCGCTCCTGAACGACTGGTCGACGGGCGCGCGCGGCCTGTTGGTCCTGCCCACCGATGGCGGTTCGCGCGCGGGCGACGTGATCCGGACCATCACCTATGCCGAGCAGATCGGGTCGGTGTGGATCGACTTCTACTATGACCCGGCCCAGGCCAACGGTCAGAACCGGGGCTTGTTCTCGGTCGACGGCGACGCGGCCGGGACCGGCTCCGAGTTCAAGGGGGTTTCGCTGTTCTTCCGATCGGCCGACGATCTTCCGACGATCTTCGTGGACGACGGGACACATGACGGGACCACGGCCTGGAGCCACGGTGCTTTGACCGAGGGCCGCTACCAGGCGCAATTGACGTGGGACCTGACGACCGGCGAGGCGAGCCTCACGATCGGCGACGACAGCATCTCCGTCGGGCCCGTAGGCAGCTGGTTGTCGTTCGCGCCCGCCAAGACGCAGCTCGGAAACCAGGACGTTACCGGCGTAGCGCCCCGGCAGTTCAATGGCACGATCTACCGCGTTGCGACGTTGCCGGCGGGCGCCGCCGTCGATCTGACCCCCGCGGGAACGGACGCCGCGGCGCGCGAGGATGTGCCAGACCTTGTGGCGGACGACATCTCTACCGCTGCAACCTCGGCCCTTGCCGTGGATCTGCGGCGGGCGCAGCTCAACGGGATCGTGCCGCGCCTCGGGGCGGACTTCGCGACCTCCGGCTACGCCTATCAAAACAGCGATGGAAGCGTCTCTCCCTACACCTTCGGCACTCTGATCACCTTCGCCCGCGCCTCGACGGCTGCCTACATCGACCGGGATGGCGCGTCGCAGGAAGCGGCCATCAACGTGCCGGCCTTCGACTACAGCGAGGGCGGTCGCGGGTTGATGGCGCTGCCGTCGGATGGCGGGGCGCGAGCCGCAGACCAGATCAGCATGCCGATCGTTCCTCAGAAGGGGGCGGCGCTGGTCGAGTTCTATCCACCGGATGTGAGCAGCGGCACGGGGTATCGAGGGATCGTTTCGATCAGCGCGGGGTTCGGGGTCGGGTTCAGCGCGATGGTCAACGCCGCCACGGGGAAGCTCTTTCTCCACATGGATGACGGGACGGAGGACTATACGGACAACCGTGTCGATCTTGGCGAGGGGCTCAACGGGTTGCTGGTGGCCTGGGATCTCTCGACCGGGGAATGCGCCTTCTCGCTCAACGGCGGCCCAATCATAAACCTCGCTCCGAAGGACTTTGTCTGGTCCCCGGTTGTGCCCACTACCTTCGTCGTTGGCGATCAGGATACGATCGGCGGAGAGCCTCGCCAGTTTAACGGCAACATCGTCTCGATCTACGTCTACGACCAGGCGGCGAAGGCGCCGATCTCCAAGTACGGCCCTCTCGAAAAGGCCATCCGCAAGGCGACGCGCAACGAGGGGATGCCGCTGCTCGAGAACGGCTCGGAGCAGCCGATCGGGGCCAACTACGTCGAGACGGTCATCGCCAACGCGCGTTGCCTTCAGGTTCTCGACGAAACCATCGGCCACGTCCGCATCACCGCCACGTCCAACGACTACGGGGAGGCAGGGGATAGCGCGGCGTCGAAGGTTCGCTCGGAGCTGAAGCGCCGCATCGGATTTGCACCCGATGCGACCATCTATTTTCACATGGAGATGATGGTGCCGAACAAGGCCTTTCCCGGCTGGGCGGTGCTGACCCAGTTCCACCAACCGGCCACGACCGGCTATCCCGGCGAACCGGTGCTGACCATCCAGGTGAGCGAGGCGACGGGTGACTTTGTGCTGGTGCGCAACACGCAGAGCCCGGTGGTCCCCACGGACCCCGTTTACGAGGAGTTGGCGGTCCTGCCGATCACCGAGGGGGAATGGGCAGACATCGACATTTATGCCGAGTTCTCAAACGGCGTTCTGAACGGTGGCGTCCTGAAATGCCGGGTCAACGGGATCGAGGTCTACAGCAACTCCGCGATCACGTTGGGCTACACCAATCCGGCGCTGATCGCGTCGAAGATCGGGGTCTACCGCGAGGAGAGCGAGGTTTCCGACGCGGCATTCTCCGTTGAGTATCGAAACTGGATGGTCGACACCGATCCCTGGCCGGGGGCCTACTCATGAGGGGCGTGAAGATCCCGCCGCCTACCGGCCTCAATATCGGAATGTCTGTCATACAGCTCGTCGCATCGCTGCTCGTGCTGCTCATGCTTATAGAGCGCGCGGACGACCGGCGCGAACTGCGAGAGCGTCTCGATGTCCTGTGCACGCTGAATGAATTGTTCTGCGAAGATCCGTAGAGCCTCGCATCATCAGCAGAACCAAGACCGATGTAACCCGCCTCGCGCGGGCGTTTTTGTGGAGACGACATGCCTGACAGACTGCCGCCTCTGATCGAACTTTGGGCGCACATCAAGCTCTGGTTCGGTCTCTGGCTCACCTGGCTGTTCGGCGCATCCGGGCAGGTCGCGCTTGCCGGTGCGGCCGGTGGCGCGGTGCGCTGGTGGATGAGTGAGCGGCGGAAGCTCGTCGCCGGGATCGGCTCGGTCGTGACCGGCGCGATCTTCGCGCAGTATTTCGCACCGCTCACGCTCGTGATCCTGAACCGCTACGTCGGCCCTCTCGGTGAGGGGGCCTTCGCCACCGCCGCCTTCGCAGCAGGGCTGGGCGGCATGTCCATCGCCAAGATCATCATCGCCGCCATCGAGGCCGGCGCAGGAAAGCTGGGGAAGGCCAATGACACGGACTAAGCGCGCAGCCTGCGCAGCACGCGACCAGGCGAAGCGGGAAGGGCAGATCTGGCTCTGGCTGCTGCCGGTGTTTGCGGGGATCTGGCTGTTCTCGCCCGCAGCCGAGACGCGGATCTGGCCGGTGATCACCGAGGCCACGATCATCTCGGCGGTTCCAGCTGGCGATGGATGGACCCGCCTCGAGGTAGAGGCCGAGAAACTGCGGGACTGCGACTGGCGCTCCGTCGAATGGTTCCTTGGCAGGCGCGGGACAGGCGGGCCAAAGGTGCAGGCGTATTTCGCGGACAAGCCAGAGATCCGGGGCTTGGGCATCCTGCACTGGGATGGCCTCATGGTGCGGCTGCCGGAGGATGTGATCAGGACGCACAGCTACGGCGACGTGCTGCACGAGTGCTACGGGCCGAGCTTCGGGGAGACGCGGAGCCGGTACTTCACAGGGAGGTAGGGTGCGGGCGCAGCCTTCAGGGGATTGAAACGACGCGGTGTGGGTTAAGGGAACCGGTCAGGCAGCACCCGCGCCCTAAGTAGAGCTGATTCCACCCTTCCAAACAAGCTTCATCGCCCCGCCTCGTGCGGGGCTTTTTCATGCGCGCTTCGGCGCATCGCCCGCCCGAGCGTCAACGGGTTCAGACTGATGAGGAAAGATAGATGTCCAAGAATGATCTTGAGATCGAGAAAGAAATCCAAGCGAAGGGCTTGAATGCTCCTCGCCTCACGCCGGATCTGATCGATGCAGTGATCGTATCGGAGCAATATCACGTGTTCCACGGAACAACGCTGACCGTGTGCGCACTGAAGCTTCGCAATGGCTACATCGTGACCGGGGAGAGCGCCGCGGCGTCCCCGGAGAATTTTGATCAAGCAATTGGCCGAAAGATCGCTCGCGAGAATGCCCGCAACAAAATTTGGGGCCTTGAGGGCTACCTCCTTCGCGAACGGCTTTCCGCCGCCTGATCCAGATTGATTTCTGGGAGTAACGCCCCGCCTCGCGCGGGCTTTTTCATGGGAGAACACCATGCTGACCGCCAAGACGCTCGTGGCGATCACGGGCTCAACGAAATACGAAGACCGCATGGCGTCGTTCGCCGAGCGCCTCAACACCTACGCGCCCAGCCAGACGGCCCCGCATCGGCTGGCGCAGCTGCTGCCGCAGGTGCTGCACGAGAGCATGGCGTTTCGCTACGTTCGCGAGATCTGGGGTCCGACATCGGCCCAGCTGCGCTACGAGGGGCGGGCGGATCTCGGGAACGTAAGGGCCGGAGACGGCAAGCGCTTCATGGGGCGCGACCTGATCCAATGCACCGGGCGCTCGAACTACCGTTCCCTTACGGATTGGGTGCACGCAAACCTCGACCCCGACGCGCCGGACTTCGAGGAGAACCCGGAGCTGCTCGAGCAGCCGGAGTGGCTCGGCATCGCGGTCATCTGGTACTGGACCACCCGCGTGAGGGCCTCCTACGTCGACGCCGGCAACATCGAGATGATCACCCGCCAGATCAACGGCGGGCTGAACGGCTATACCGACCGGCTCGAGTGGTTCGACAAGACGGCGCTGGTGCTGCTGGGCTATGGCCGGGACCACGTCCGCGCCTTCCAGAGCGCAGCAGGGATCGCCGTTGACGGTGTGTCGGGGCCGAAGACGCGGGCGGCGATGCATGAGGCGCTGGTGGCGCTGGATGGCGCCCCTGCGGCCGATCTGATGCCGGACCCGTCCGACGACGATACCGATGCGCTGCGGGCGCTGGTGGGAGCGTTCATCGCCGATGCCGGCCCGCTGCTGTGAAGCAGGCCACCCACTACACCGATCGCGATGCATTTCTTCTAGATGCAGTGCCCGGCTCGTTCTGGGTCAGCAACGGGCCGGAGCACGTCAACTTCTGGTTCTTCTGCCCCTGCGGCTGCGGTGAGAAGCGCGTGATCCGCGTGGGCCGCGGCTACAAGCCCGAGGCTGGCCCGTCATGGCATTGGAACGGCGCCACCGAAAAGCCGACCCTCAAGCCCTCCGTCGACCTCGGCCACTGGCACGGGTGGCTGACCGGAGGCGTCTGGCAGAAGTGAGATAGACCATGCACCAGCTCGTCAACGACCTCCGGATGATCATCGCGAACAATCTGCTCGGTCTCGCGGTCAAGATCGCGCCTCTGGACGAACCCGGCGGAGTGGCGATCCTCGAGGGTGCCCACCATGCCTTCCAGAAGCAGGTCGGCCAACTCAAGTGATCTTCCCCTTCCTGATCATCACCGACTGGCGCCTCGCGCTGGTCCTCTCCGCGGCTGCGTGCCGCCTCTCCCTGAAAGGACAAGACCATGGACGTTCTGAACGGCCTCCTTGCGGACGCTGGCCTGCAGGAGGCCCTGATCGGCCTCTTCGGCATCATCCTGACGATCATCATCCGTCGCGCCTCCGCAGCGTTTACGGCAGCCACGGGCATCGCGATTGAAGAGAAGCACCAGCGCGCGCTGCACTCGGCCATCAAGAGCGGCATCGAGGCCGCCATCGAAGACGGGTCCGAGGCGGGTATCGAGCAGATCAAGGCGGCCGCCATCTTCCACGCCCAGCAAAGCGTGCCCGATGCCATCAAGGCGTTGGTGCCGGGCGATGGCGTTCTGGATCGGCTGGCGGTTCGCTACTATCGCGAGGCGATGGAGCGCATCGGGGTAGGGGTGCCGGTCATCAGCTGA